TGTGACGATTATCGGGATCAGACCGGAAGACGTGAGAGAGTACGGCTCAAGCGCTGCGATCGTGCTCTCGGTGTTGCGTTCACAGGGGTGCACAGCGTCGATGCCGGTGTTAGTCCAGTTCACCGACATAGGGCGCTTGTGTGGGCTGGATTATCGCGCTGTGAGCAGAGCGTTAGACAGACTCAAGAGAGGCAAGGTGATCAGCGTCTCACGTTATCGGGAGCGGCGTTCGTTGATGGTGAAGATGAGAGAGTGCGCGGCGATGGCTTCCGATTCGGATGCGATGGGGCAGAACTTCGCGACGCAAGTTGACGTCGAGGGACTCGCTCAAGACTCCCCCCCATTAAGGCGATTAGACTCCGTGAGGTCTCTGTTGGATGCCCTCGGTTGACACCGATTGGGCACCATGGCCAGGTCGTACGCATAAGGAACTCGAGCGCCCGTCTATCTTTTAACGCGAAAGCTCGAGTGGCGACGAAGAAAGTCCCCTGGCCAGGTAGGGGGGTGACCGTCCCTTGCCCCCGTAGCGATTACACCAACCACACACCTCCGATCGCGCGCAAGTTTTGAGCTCGTGCCCTTAGGGAAAACCCCAGACACCGCTGACAAGGAACGCCTGGGGTCCACCCTGGGCACCGGTCAAAAGGCAAGCCCAGAGTTAGCAAAAGCCAAAAGGAAACAACTCAAAACCACCGGCCCTCGCTAGCAGTCCGCCCGGCGGAAGCGAGCTTCCAAGGCGGCGTTGCCGACGCGAGGGTAACATGTGAACGTAAAGTGGTCAACTGTGGAGCAGCATAGCGTTTCGCTGCTCTTGCTTCTCTCTTTCTCATTCAAAAAAGGGAGAGAGAGAAGTTGGAATAGCTGGAGCCACAGTGTGACCTGGCAAGCGTGGTGCTCGATTTGCGCCGCTAGTATAAATACAGAGTCAGACTCGTGCTGCGCCCTCGGTTGGGTGAGCTACTCAAGCGGGAACAAAAATCTCTCGCTCGCTCATCCTCTCCGCTGTGCTGCGCGTTTACGCTTCGCTCGAGATTTTTGCTCAGATTTACCCATTTGTCTAGTTGACTTCCGTTGCAGTTCTCTGCAACATGGACCATGACCACAGACACAAGAGGATAGAATCTATGAGTGCGTCTTCCGGGGCTGCTGATTTTAAGATCGCAGCTTTACCACTTGACCTTATTAGCCCAGTAGGCAGCAGAGCAGACGCCTTTGGCGATGTTCTTCCGGTGTCTAGCCTTGAACGAGGCGCGCTTCTTCTTCATACGGTCACCCTCACCGGCTTTAGGCTTCCCGGCGGTACTGGCGCCTTGCTCTCCGAACCGGATCGTCTTCAACTTTCCGTTGCAGTTGGCGACGACGATATGGCTCTTGGTCGGGTGCCCAGGCGTGCGCTTAGGTTTGCCTACTCCGCTGACCCCTGCGGCCTTGAGCTTCCTCTTAGCCGCGCTTTGCCTTTGCTTAGACATCTAGCTGTAGTCCATGTCAGCGGACTTTTTCTTCTTGAGCTTAGCTTTAGCGGCCTTACGCCGAGCTTTACTGCGCTCAGGCGACGGCTTGCTAAGCACGACAGTCACAGCCATGGGCTTCTTGGATTTTCCTTTCTTACCGTAGTGCATCTAACTCACCTTCTTCCTTGCAGCTCTCATCCGTTGTTTGCTCGTTCCAGCGGCCAACCCGTGACGGGCGTACTGCTTTCCTTCTCGAGTGGCTTTTGCCTTTTTGCGTGCAGCCGCAGCGAGCTTTTTGCGTCCGGCTTCCGTCTTTCTCATGCCTTCAATCTTGGACTTGGGGAGGTAAACTCCCTCGCCTCCAGGCCCTGGCTTGTCTTTGCCAGAATACTTCCAGTCCTGCTTAGTCCATCGAGACAGCGAGGTCTCCTTCTTCTTGCCCTTGTACCCGCCTCCACGGTCCTTGTAGAGCTTCGTGGCAAGCTGCATAGCTCGCGCAGAGTGTTTCCCTCCCATGCGTGCTTTAGCGTCCGACTTGGCCTTCTCCCACTTAGCAGGGTCCGTTTTGACGGCGGTGCCTGCTCTTTTCTTCTGCTGGCTCATTCAGCTCACCTTCTTTTTGGCTGCTTTCATGCGTTGGTAGATGTGGTTGACCAGCGCATAGTTCTTGTTAGAGCCACGTTTGCCAGCGGCGTACTTGGCTTTACTCCAAAGCTTCTCATCCCGCTTGGTTTTGACCAGGTTGCTAGGCATCTAGGGGGTGCCCTTGGGAGCGGACACTCTCTTTTTAGCAGCGTTGGCACGAGCTCCACTTGCCAAGTAAGACTCAGCCGCCTGTTTAAGCTTTCTTATGTTGGCACGCCTAAAAGACGCGTCTCCACGAGATTCAAGAGCTGTGGGTCGAACAAACGACTTCTTAAAGAACGATTGCGCCTTATCCACCTCTGGCTTGTCAGAAAGACGAGTCAGCCCAAGAGGCCCCGCCGCCGCGCTTCTTTTCTCAAAGTCCTTGTCGGCGCTTTCTACGATTGCAAGGTTAGAGAGCACTTGTCTGGCCAAAGCTGGCGTAACAGGCTTGTCGCCTGCAACGGCCCTGGAGATAGTCTTTTCAGGCGATTCCGTGCGCAAGGCTTTGCGCTCAGACGCGGTAGTACCCTTAACGCTTTCTCTCTCAAGCGGGCCCATGGCGCGCTGTTTTCTTGCAGCACGACGCCTGGCGGCGCTAGTGCCCTCTGTTCGCCTGCGCTCGCTTTTGCTCATAGGTCGGTACGTTGGTTCTTCGGCCATCAGGAGTCCTCATGATCGGCGGGGTTAATCAATACTACCCGACTCCTCCTGAGGCTGTCCTCCCTTTGTTGCACTGGTTCATGCGTAAGGGTTTGACTTCTCTCGGGCAAGTCGTAGACCCAGCTGCTGGCATGGGCGCTCTGCCACTTTGGCTCGCTCCCTTGAACGCAGACTGGACTGTTTTCGATATAGACGGACGCTTCAGGAGCGCTCTCGAGGAAAAAGCGGGCATATGCTCGGTGAGCATTAATGACAGTCTCACGAGGCTCTGGCCACCACATAGTCACGTCGTTGCAAACCCACCCTACGGGCGTGAGCTCATCCGGTTCGTTCACCGCATCGAGGAACACTGCCGGTATTGGAACACCTTGGGAGCAGTGCTCACCAGGGTCACTTGGTGGGGTGAGGGTGACAGAGGTCGAACCTACAAGCCCGACGTCCTCCTCTGGATCGAGGGCAGGCTTTCGTTTACGGCGGATGGTCATGCAGACACCTCTTCACACTGTTGGGCCATATGGCTTCCTGAGCCCAGTGATACCACAGAGATAGAGTGGACGCCGAGAGGTAAGCCCACTGTAGAGCAGCAGAAAGAACACCGAGCTATGCTCGGTATACCCGATAACCAGATAGAACTTTTTGAGAGAGGATAGGTATGAAGATGCGCGAAATCTTTCAGCGTGCAGCTGGTGACCATGATACCGTCGAAGTTGGCGCCGCACGTTGGCCAGTGCCAAAATCGGTGGCTCACTTGTGTACTCCAGCAGCAACCTTATCGACATTACATGGTTTGCAGCTAGGAGAGGACATATGCGCTTGTGGGCGCCCGGTAGAGGCAGCCTCCCTATGTCCAGCGTGCGGTCGCCCCTACCAGACGCCGTGCTGCACTGAAGGATGCGACGAATGGGTGCATCCTGAGCCTAAGGGGGCTGGCGGATGGTATCCGCCACCCAGTCAATGCAAGAAATGCACTGCTAAAGCCGAAAGAGCTCTGCGCGAAAGCCGCTTGAACTACGTCCCGCGCAGGCTTTTGGACGCAGCTTACGAGTATCACCGCACCGAAGACCGTGAAATGCTCGATAATGCGCTGCACAAGTGGATAAATGGGCGCCTAAAGCGCTCTATATGGCTCTCAGGCCCTAGGAAAAGCGGTAAATCTACCGCAGCTGCGAGAGCCGTCACCAAGCTTGTCATGACTGAGCGGGTTAAATCGGTGATGTGGCTGGAATATGAGGACTTCGTCACCGCTGCCAAGCGCTGCTACCTGGATGACAACGCGAATCAGTGGAAGATCGTAGATATGTCCATGCACGCAGAGCTTTTGGTACTAGATGATGTGTTTCCTCTGGTGAGAAAGACCCCAAAACGCAAGATATTGGGGGTGGAGCGCCTGAGCGCACATGTTGCGCAGACTTTGAGCGACCTTTTTAGGAAAAGGTTGCACAATGGGCGTCCAACTATTTTCACCTCAACACATACAGCAGAGCAAGCGCTCGGTTTTATGGGTGAGCATGTTTACTCGTGGTGGGAAGGGGATGGCGTAGATGCCTGCATCAAAGAAAAAGCGTAGCCGCGCCGGAATCATCACCTTTGGCGGGTATATAAACTCGCTAAGGGTTGATAACGGGATGACAATGAGGCAGCTCTCGAAAGCCACAGGCATAGGGATATCATCGCTGTGTCGGCTCGAGGCTGGTGCTCACGTGCCTAGCGTTCAGCGAAACATAGAGGCCATAGACAAGCTGTGGGTTGTTCTCGGTGGAGACATGAACCAAATGCTCTACCTGTCAACCCGATGTCCGCTGTGCAGCGGCACTGGTGCTATGCCTCGTCGGTCGACAACCTAGCGCGCAAAGCGGGTATGCTTTATGCTCCGCACAGGAGGCGGCATGGAAGACAAACTTATGCGACAACTTGAGTACTTGGGCTTGATGTTTGGTTACCCGGAAGACCCAAGCTGCCAGGCGCCTCTCGAGGCAGATACAGACGTCTTTTATAAGAACGTGCTTCAGTCATTGATTGACGATGGCGCTACAGAAGACACGATAGACGAGCTCTTCCAAAGTGACATTGAGACGTATGCTCAGCAGGCTGAAGCTATTTTAGACGCGCACACGGTTGGAGCTTAATATGGCGACTCTACTTGTCCCAGAGGACCATGCGACGATTAATGCGGCCGTGACCGCTGCGTCTAACGGTGACAGCATAAGCATTGCCAATGGCACCTACAACGAGCTCATTAACAACAGCAAACAGCTGGTCTACTCTGGCCGCACTACGGACCCTACGGGTGTGGTCATTACTAACGGAAGCAGCACGCGCACTATGGTCATAGGCGCTGGCTCTGTCGTTACTAATCTAACGGTCGAATACACTGGCGGCGTAGGCGGCCACAGGTATGCGATAACTGGGTCTGGCGCTATAAACGTCATCAACGTGAACATAAACACCAATGCAGGTGGGATTGGTCCGTCTGGTTATGGTTCAACGATATATAGGTGCAAGATCGTATGCACATATAAGGGTACTGGATATGCCACGTGGGGCATCTACCAGACCGCCAGTGGAAGCGGCACGCCGACATCTGTCGGTTCGACCCTGGTGCTGGACTTTAATTGGGCTCAAATATTTGCACGATACATTACTGTGGTGAACACGGTTACGCACACGAGCTACGTGAAGAACACCTCGCTGCGGGGCATATACGCCTCGCACCACTTCAACAACATTGCCTCGCTAAACAGCTCGACGACGACACACAGCGGCATAGGTGTTTTTGGATCGGGCGGCACGTCGACAAACTGCATCGCTTTCGGTTGGCAAAATGCGACTGCTGGTGACTACAACGTCGCAGGAGGGAGCACTAACACCAACAACCTTGGTGGCTCTGATGTGACAGCCTCAGGGCAGTCTGTTTTTGTTGACGCTGCAAACGATGACTTCCACGTCAACCCAGATGGCGTTGCTTACCACTCAGGTAGCTACGCTTTTCAATCCACGTACAACGAGTTTTTAGACGACTTAGACGGGGTACGCTTTGACAACCCTCCATCAAGGGGCGCATATGAGCATGTCGCGTCTGGTGGCGGGACAACTACAAACGCTCGATGTAGGCTCGGGCTTAAACTCGGCATATAGCTCAGGAGAGGCTCATGCAGTTCAATCGTAAAGTTCACGCAAACAACCCTGCGCTCACGGCGGGTAGTGGGGTTTTAAACCTGCCCCTCACCGCTGCGGCAGGCTCGTCATTGACTGGGGCTATTGCAGCGGCAAACCCTGCCGCCAACATCAACGAGGTCAATGGGCTGCTTATATCTGCGTCATCTGGCAACCCGGTGTTTATCAGGAGCACTGGCGGAGCTGACAGCACTGGAATCCTTATCCCCTCAGGCCAGAACTTGTTCTTGCCTATCGCGGAGTGGCCTGCGGTTGAGCTTGAGTACCAGTGTGCTTCTACGGTAGATGTCATGGTCTTCCTTGCGCGCATGCCAAGGTTTATCAACACCTAATGGGTGGTCGCAGTAGTCGGCAGAAGGGGAAGCGCGGTGAGCGTGAAGCCGCGCGACTCTTCACCGATCGGGGCTACCAAGCGCGCCGTGGTGATAGCCAGTCGGCTGGAGCTCGTGAGGCAGACGTCGAGGACACTAAGTTTTGGGTAGAGGTTAAGCGTGGGAAACGCTGCCCTATACGAAGGGCGATCGCGCAGAGCGAAAGTGACACGGATGGCCGTCCGACCCTCGTGCTCTGGCGAGACGATCGCTCAGACTGGCGAATCGACATGGGTGCTGATACCTTCTTTGGAATACTGGATTCTTGCGGACCCTCCGATTGGGTCTTACCCTATGAACCGGACACGGAGGAACGTGATGGCGAAGAAAGCGAAGACTAAAGCTGATGTCGAAAAGGAACTCAAAGAGGCGCTGAAAGCCTTAAAAGAGCTTGAGTCGAGTTCTGGCTCAGGGCCGATTGACCTGTCATGGCTGCCTCCTAAGTCGCAGAAGCAGTCTGAGTATTTTCTTAAGCGCGCGTGTGAGAAGCGTAAGTGCGAGCCTGACCGCGTCATCGCAGCGTGTCTTGCTTGGGTTGCGCTTCAGTCGACTCAGCGACATGGTATCCACCGTTTGATGCAGGCCATTGAGTTGTCTTTACGATGCAAAATCTAAAAGAGCTGCGCTACGACCAGTCTCCCTCTGCCCCTTTTGTGTGGCTCATGGACTCGCTCATGGCGGCTGTGGAGGTGTGCGTAAAGCAAGACCCTTCGCTTACTGAGATTGAGCGTGCCGTTGGTCTTCAGATCACAGCCATTAGAGACACTCAAGAGGCGCTGAGCATGCTCAAGCAGCGACGCATCACTAAGCGTCAAAAGGTGGCGATACCGCTACTGAAAGCCTACTTGGGGATGGTTAGAGGCAATACCCTGTCTAGAACTTGGGAGAAGGGGCTCGCAAAGAAGCACAAGGTGCAGCACAAGATGGACCGATTGGCCAAAGACACAACTCGGTTTCTCCAAGCGCTCAACCTAGTCAGTCACCCAAACACACCGATTCACGCGATTGCGCGCACGGTGGGGAAGTTTAAGAACAATGTCGAAGACCTACATTGATCGCTGCGCCGACCAGGTGCTTGAGCACATGGACACAATTGAGGCGATGCTAAGCATAGGACACACTCGCACAGCGGCAGCAAAGGCTGTCGGCATGAAGCCAACCGACTTTCATAACGTCGTGCGAGAAGGCAAGTCCAAGCGCGGCAAGTGCCATGACATCCTGATTACAGTCTTAAAGGCTGAGGGCAGGGCTCAGGTGCGCCTTGAGACCATTGTCATCCGAGATGCAGAGGTCAACGTCAAGACAGCGCAGTGGCTGCTCGCTCGGCGCTTCCGCCTCAAAGAGCGTCACGAGCCTGAGATCGATATCCTTCGCAAACTGGACTACAACCGTCTCGACCAAGAGGAGGTCAAGCTCAAGCTGCTCGAAGAGAAGCTGCGGCTGCTCCGTGAGAAGAGCGGTGAAAGCATGTCCTCTGACGATTGGCGCGCAATCATGGATGAGGCGAAGCAGGCTAAAGAGCGCATCAAGTCTGTCCATTGAGGGCGAAGCATCGCGAAGAACTCCAGCGGTGCGCTTGGGACTTCCCATACTTCTGCGAGAAGTATCTCAAGATCTTAGACAAGCGTAAGAAGCTCGTGCCGTTGGTGCCTAATCCCATCCAAGCGGACTTTGCTGACGTGATGGATAGGCAGCCGTTTACCTACGTGCTCAAGAGTCGTAAGGTAGGCATCTCGACGTTCGTCGCTGCTAAGTTCTTCTGGAAGGCTTTGTTCCGGCCTGGATTCGAGGTCGCGGTTATCGCGCACACTGAGAAGGCTGTGCTCGAGAACATCGCACCTATCTACCACCGCTTCTACGAGAACCTGCCGAAGTTTCTCCAGGTGCCGCTCAAACACCAGACGGTTCACAAGCTGCACTTTGCTCACGACAGCCGCATCATTATTGGCACTGCTAACAGTGAGGGAGCTCGTGGTGGCACGCCTGTAGCGCTGCACTGCTCGGAGTTTAGTCGCTACGATAACCCTGACGACACCATGGCTGCGCTGTTCAACTCACTAGGTGCAGACCCAGAGGTGGTCCTCGAGACCACGGCCAACGGCATGAACTTCGCGTACACCATGTGGGTTGACGACGAGCTCGAATACCACCGGGTGTTCTACCCGTGGACGGAAGACCCGGACTGCGCGTCACCGAAGCACAAATACAACACGCCTGATGAGATACAGGAGCTTGTCGATGAGTTTGAGCTCACCGATGAGCAGCGCAACTGGTTTACCGAGACGTACAGGCTCAAGTGCAACTCGAAGATGAGGATCCTCCAGCAGGAGTATCCCATCATCGCAGAGCACGCCTTCGTGTCTTCAGGTGGTCGCTTCTTCCATGCGTCATACCCAGGTGGAGACCCGGAGCCTGGATACATTACATACGCAGAGCCTCAGAAATGGCACACGTATGTCATGGGCGTTGACACCGCAAGCGGGGCCGATAAGGGAGACTACTCGGCCTTTTGCGTCATCGACGTGACCGACCCAAAGAAGATAAAGACGGTGGCTACGTTTTACGACCGCATCATGCCACGCGCCTTTGGCAAGCGGGTCTTGGCGGAAGCTCTGAAGTGGAAGGCCTTGGTTGTGCCAGAGGCCAACAGCTACGGCCTGACCATCATAGAAGAGCTTAGGCTAAAGAACTATCCGTACATCTATCACAAGCTTGACCAGAAGGACGGCGAGAACACTTGGACCAAGAAGTACGGCTTCTGGACTGACCGAGCGTCGAGGCCGTTGATGTTGTCTAAGTTGTACGAGGCGCTCTACGAGGGGACATTTGACGGCCGTGATCGTAGATTCCAAGGTGAGGCCAATCACTTTACCTACTCTCAGAAGGGCAAGCCTGAGGCTCAGAGCGGTCACCATGACGACATGGTTATTGCCACGGCGCTAGCGGTTTACGGCTCACATCAAGCTTCGATTGTGCGCGAAGACAGAATGAATGAGAAGCCTGAGAATATACGCGAGAGCTTGCAGTTTGAGCACAGGACAGGCAGAAACTATTCAGACGACTGGGACGACTGGTATGGTGATGACGTCAATAAGTCGTACCCTCTAACTATAGAGGGGTCTTACTAGCCTGACAGGGCGTTAAATATGTGAGGTAGATAATGGGTCTCTTAAGCGAAGAACGTTTCAATGAAATGGTAAGTCGACTCGAGGGCGCTGAGCCCTCCGAGGAAGCTGTCGAAGCTCCAGAGGTATCCCTAGATTCGTCCGAGCCCTCCGAGGACGTTAAAGAGATGGAGAGCGATTCGTCTTTAGACACCGAGGACGTTAAAGAAGAGGTGGAGACGCAGGCGGATAGCGTAGAGGTCGAAGCTCCAAAGACCCCTGAGCACATTCCCTACAGTCGCTTCAAAGAGGTTAACGATAAGTTCCGCTCTCGAGATGAAGACCTCCAGCGTGCGATGCAGCGCATCCAAGACCTGGAGAAACTCACGCTTGCACAGCAGCAGCAGGTTCAACAACCACAGGCCGAGGCCAATCCTGAGGATGAGTGGTTGAACGAAATATTTGCTGACTCTGATAGCGAGTCCATCAAAGCCATGAAGCAGATGCGCGAAGAGATGCGCTCAATGCAGCAGTGGCAACAGGAGAGGACAGAGCAGATTGTGACCAATCAGCTTGAAGCTGAGATTGCAGCGGCAGTAGAGAAGAACCCTGACGTCAAGGCAGCTGAGCTTTGGCAGGCTGTGGCGGCAGATGGCTCTGTAGATGTAGGCATGGCAGCCGATTACATACAGAACCATCGCAATGAAATGCGTCAGCAATACAGAGGTGAGGCAAACAAGGAGATTGAGGAGTTGAGGGCTAAGTTGGCGGAGGCGGAGAAGGCTGCTCAAGAGCAACCTAAGTTCCGGCGACCCAGCGCTACGGCCTCTGCGCCTCCTCCAGAGCAGAGCAGGCCTCATAGTATTGCAGACGCAACCGCTGCATTTGCTGAAGCTCTTAAGGAGCGAGCGTCGTTCTAACCAATCTTTAATGAAGGAGAGCTGTCATGGCAGCAACAGTAGGAATCGCTGGGGTCGGTACTTTCGGCCCCATGCTCAAAGAGTTTTATCAAGGCCCAGTGGCCGAGCAGATCAATAACCGCGTCTGGATGACTGAGTACTTTAAGAAGTACACAAAAGGTTGGACAGGTAAGCAGCTGGTCATGCCTA